CACCAAACCCAGACAACGCAAGAAATAATGTAGATGACGAAAAAGAAGCTGAGAAAGCACCAACAGGTTCTATGAACCCACACAATGGTGATCAGTCTCCAGTTCGTCAAGGTAATGCTGTTAAAGGCATGAAAGAAGATCTAGATGCTATGTTTGGCGTTGAAGATCTATCTGAAGAATTCAAGACTAAAGCTGCTACAATTTTTGAAGCTGCTGTTATGTCTCGTGTAACTGCTGAAGTTGCACGTTTAGAAGAAGAGTTCGAAGCAAAAGTAGCTACTACTGTTGCTGAAGAAATTGAGGGTATTGTTGAGCAAGTTGATGGATACCTTGGCTATATTGCCGAGCAGTGGATGAAAGAGAATGAAATTGCCCTTGAGCGTGGTATTAAGTCTGACATTTTAGAAAGTTTCGTTGATGGTCTGAAAGGACTATTCGAAGAACACTATATTGATGTTCCTGAAGAAAAGTATGACCTACTTGGTGAAATGGAAGAAACAATTAGTGAACTAAAATCAAAGATTGACGAACAAGTTGCTGTTAATGTTGAGTTGACTAAATCAATCAATGAAGCAAAACGCGACCAAATCGTTAAAACTGTAAGTGAAGGTTTAACTGATACAGAGACTGAAAAGTTTGCTGGTCTAGTTGCTGAAATTGCTTACGATGATGCTGAAACTTTTGAAACAAAAGTTAAGACTTTACGTGAATCTTATTTCACTACTAAAACTACATCAGGTGTAACATCCGTTGTAACTGATACTCCAGTTGAAGTAATTACTGAATCTGGTTCTAAGAATGTTGACCCAAAAATGTCAGCATATCTATCAGTACTCAACAAATAATTTTAAAGAGGAAATCCAAATGGATCGCAAACAATTAATGGAAAAATGGGCACCAGTCCTTAATCACGAAGGCTCTGCTCCAATTCAAGATAACTACCGTAAGGAAGTTACTGCTGTTCTTTTAGAGAACCAAGAACGTGAGATGGCTAAACAAACTGAAGCACTTTTCGAAGCTGCTCCAACTAACGCTGTAGGTTCATACCCAGACGCTGGTGGTATCGCTAAGTTTGACCCAGTTCTTATCTCTCTAGTACGTCGTGCAATGCCACAACTTATCGCTTATGATATCGCTGGCGTTCAACCAATGACTCAACCAACTGGTTTGATCTTCGCAATGAAATCACGTTACAGCACTCAAGGTGGTACTGAAGCGTTATTCAACGAAGCTGACACAGACTTCTCTGGTACTGGCACTCACTCTGGTGCTTATGACTTCGGTGGTTCTGAAACTACTGGTACTGGTATTTCTACTTCTGCTGCTGAGCGTCTTGGCCAAGGTGGTACTGGTGATGGTTCATTCGGTCAAATGGCATTCTCAATCGAAAAGACTAGCGTAGTTGCTAAGACTCGTGCTCTTAAAGCTGAATACTCAGTTGAACTAGCACAAGACTTGAAAGCAGTTCATGGTCTTGACGCTGAAGGTGAACTAAGCAATATTCTTTCTACTGAGATTCTTGCTGAAATCAACCGTGAAGTTGTTCGTACAGTTTACAAAACAGCTAAAGCTGGTGCTCAAGTTGGCACTTCTACTGCTGGTACTTTCGACTTAGACGTTGACTCTAATGGTCGTTGGTCTGTTGAAAAATTCAAAGGTCTAATGTTCCAAATCGAACGTGAAGCCAATGCTATCGGTCAACAAACTCGTCGTGGTCGTGGTAACTTTATCATCACTTCAGCTGACGTTGCTTCTGCTCTAGCAATGGCTGGCGTTCTTGACTATTCTTCTGGTCTAACTGGTAAGAATAACTTGAACGTAGATGATACTTCTACTACTTTCGCTGGTGTTCTAAACGGCAAATACAAAGTATATGTTGACCCATATACTGCTAACGTATCTGCTACTCAGTTCTTCGTAGTTGGTTACAAAGGTACTTCTGCTTTTGACGCTGGCTTGTTCTACTGCCCATACGTACCTCTACAAATGGTTCGTGCAGTTGACCCTAACAGCTTCCAGCCAAAAATTGGCTTCAAGACTCGTTACGGTATGGTTGCTAACCCATTCGTTGACCTAGATGACTCATCTGGCAACACTGGTGACCTAACAGCTAACGCTAACTACTACTACCGTCGTGTTAAAGTTACTAACCTAATGTAATCATTAGGTCTGTTTCTAAAC